TAGATAACCAGCAGCGCCCCAGCCGATACTGGAGGTGTAAGCAGCAGTTGGGCTGGGCCAATGAAGTTAGCCTCAGTAATGGGCACGGCAGTCTCGACCCCACCGACAGGTGTGACCGCGACCTTAACGTGCGCCTTGTCTATGTAACCACCGGCAAAGTTAAAGTTCCACGAAGTCGTGGTGCCGTCCGCTAAGTACAGCGTGCGGCTCAGCCGTTGGGCTACGAGAGTTGCCATGTTGGCTCCTTAGAAAGAAAGCCTCCCCGAAGGGAGGCAGTAGTACAGGTACTGGAGGTTAGTCTTTGAGTGCGTTGACAAACGGCAGCAAGTACGGGATACGGCTGCCCGGGAGCAGCTTTGCCGCCTCGTCCAGGTTGTCTGGGCTCTGCGCGTACTTCCAAATGTCATCGACGAGGCTAAGCGACGGCGCAACGTAGTTCCCAATGAACGCGGACTCTACGCCGCTCCGGCCCCCGGTTGGTGCAACGCCCATGCTGTCAGGCAGCAGCGATGTGGTAAGGTCAAGGAAGTCCCCGGCCATGCCAGACATTGCCACGTAGTTCAGCGTTGCCCGCGCCAAGTGCTGCGGCTGCAAGCGCTCTTCAATGTAGGCGGCACGGTCTTCACGCCCCACGGAGTTAGCGTACACACGTGCCATGTAGATGGGCACAGCCAAGCTCATGCTCCCCATCAGCATACCGAAGGCAGCGAACTGCCCGTGGCTATTACGCTGGCGTCCCCACTGCTTCTCCATCGAGGTGATCGAGAACGTGCGGAACTGGGTCATGAGCTTCAGCCACCCATCGTGCGCCCACTTGCCGCGCTCACCGATGTACGTGCCCTGAATGATCTGCGATGTGCCACGCCATACGGCCTGAATAACGCGCTCTCGCACGTCTGGGTCGCTAACCTTGGTCACGTCGAACCGGGTAAGCCGCCCTGCCGCATCGAACGTGGCGATGTTAGGGAGGTCTGCCTTGAGTGCAGCCCGTAGCCCAGCGTCAATGCCCATCCCATCAAGCGCTTTGTCCTCGCCGCCCTCACGGATGTACCGCGCCATCTTGTGCACGATCTGCTCAGCCATGCCCCTCTGCTGTGCGCTATGAATCATGCGCCACCCAGAGAGCACAGCCTGAGCGTGCCCTCCGCCACGCAGCAACCGGTCAGTCAGCGTAAGCGTGTCCTGCCCGTAGGTTGGGTACGCGTGGTTCGGGCTGTCGAATGGCATGACAACCTTGTATGCGTCTGTGCCAAACTCTGCCCCACCTGCGTGCTCAATGCTGGAAAGGAATGGGTTGTCTACCGCTTTGCCAGCGGCCAAGTCCCTGATCTCTTGGTTCAGGCGCTTCATGCCAGCGAGGCTAGCCATTGTGCGCATAGCCCCAACGTGCACGATGCCGTTGATGCTCTCAGCGAACTGGTTGAACACAATGCCGCCGAGACGTACAAGGGTGTTAGCCTGCATGGCCCTGTCCATCCACTTGCCGCCAGCGTTACCGAAGGGCTCGTTCAAGAACTCGGCTGCGATCTGGTCGAACGCTTCCTTTTCTTGGTTCCCCGCACGCTGGCCGTCTGCGCCGTACTGCATGGCGTCCCGTAGCAGCTTGAGTCCGGGCTTACCGCGAACCCCAAACTGTGTCAGAGCTACCTCACCGCTAGCGCGGCCCACTTGGGAGCGGAGCAATTCGATCTGGTTAGTCTCGAAAATGTCCAGCAGCTTAAACTCTCCGTCGGGTGTGTCGTACACCTTGTTCAGGTCAAGCTCAATACGCCCCTTGGTGAAGTTGGCCGCGCCCTTGTTGAACTTCTCCATGTGGTTAGCCACCACGTCGCTGGGCAAGTCCATACCACGCAGGGCCTCTTCAACCAGACTGGCCGTAGAGGTGTTTCCTCCACCGATGCTGCTACCGTAGTCACCGGCTGCACGGTCGCGTACCCGCTTGATGTAGTTGCTCGCCAGCTTGTCAGAGAAAGCCGCGTCCCACCCTTCGATGGTAATGAACTGGTCAACCAGCGCAGAGTGCAGCACCTGGGTCTTGGCGTTGCTCAGGTTAATCACAGCACCAGCGCTCATGCGGTGTGGCATGTAGCCTCGGCTGGTTTTAGGCAAGCCCTCTGATCCCAGCGTCTTCACGCGGCGCTGCTCGTTGGCGACCCGCTGGTACGCAGCCTCGATGCTGTCAGCAGCGGCCAGCACGTTCTTGTCCTGCGTGCTTGTGCCACCGGCCCGGCGGGCCTCGATCTCGCTGGCGATGGCCCGGTCGAACTCTGCCCGCACCTTGCCGCCCACCATGTCGTCCTTGAATCCAGCAAAGGCTGTGCCCTTCCCGGCCTTGTAGAACTTGTATGCCTGCTCCACGTCGTTGATGGTGTTGGCCATCATGCGGCGCTCGATGTTGTGCTTAGCGATAGCGGCTGTTGCGCCGCGCTTAGCCTGCACCCCACTGGCATCTTCCAGCAACTCGCTGGCGATCATGCGCACAAGCGGGCTCGGTGACTTCAGCATAAGCAGGCCCGTAGAGGCCACGTTGAACACGTTGTTGTCAGTGAGGTTCTTGACGTTTGCTTGCCACTTGGCGTCCATCGGGTTGGCCTTAGCCCACTCTTCGGCCTTCTTGTGCAGCGCCAGCATGGCCTGGGCCTGGGCACGCGCTGCGGCTGTGTCAACCGGCGCGATGTTCAAGCCAAACCTGATTGCGTCCGGGTCAGTCATGATCTCGTTAGCCACTGAGGCGGGGCCAGCGGGCTGGCTGTACTTTGTGGTGCGCTCGGGCAGGATGGAAGAGTCAATCTCTTTGTTCGCCACGGCAGTCATGAAGTCCACGAAGCTCTGCGTAGGTGGCAGATGCCCGCGCTCCTTGGCACCGGTGAACCACGACCAGACCTTGGCGACCCACTCGGTCATCTTGTCTACGATGCTCTTGCTGAACCCGGTCTTGTTGGCACCGGCAGCGTCTTCACGGAAGTACCGCACGCCTTGCTCTGCCAACCACTCGCCAAAGTCTTTCTCGTACTTGTTGCTTGGGTCAACCACGTCGCCCTTGAACTTGCCGCTGCGGCGCATGTCGGCCCAGCGCATCATGGTTGCCTCTACTGACCCTGCGTCTGCCGCTTGTACAAACTTGGCAAAGTCGGACAGCAGCGCTTGTCGCATGGCTGGCGTAGCGTTTGGCAAGTAGAAGTCAGTGATGGCGTGTGTGACCTCGTGCATCGCTGTCTCCACCATGCGCTCACTCGCGCCGGTATCCTTGATCGCAATGCGGGCCTTGCCCATCTGGGAGGCCACAACGCCTCGCATGGTGCCGCTGTTCTCCAGCGTACCCAGGGCCACACGGACTTCTGACGGCAGCAGGTGGGCCATATCCTTAACGGCTTGGGCCACGTCGCGCATCGCCGGGCTTAGGTTGGCCTCGTTAGCTACAACCACCTTGGCGTTGCTCTCGCGCAGCAGGCTCTCTGGCACTGCTGCCTCGAATATCTGCTTTGCGTTTGGCTTGGGTGGGGCGATCTCGCTGACGCCACCAGTGCTACCCCATCCGTTGTCGCTGGCAGAGATTGCGGTATCTTCCACGTCCAACACGCGGCGCTGCGCCAGCGGGGGTGTGGTGGCCTCGCGCACCTCGGCAATGCGGAGGCTGTCCATCTCAGCGCGGATAGCCTCTGGGCTGGCTGTTGGGCCGAGCTTGGCCTCAGCTTGTGCAGCGAGGCGCGTCTCCTTGGCTACTACCTCTTCCACTGCTTGGCTGGCGTAGCGTTCTGCTCGGGCAAGGCTGGCCTGTCGTACGGTCATGGCACCGACCCCGGCACCCAGCAGGCTGTCCACCGTCAGGCTGATCGCCAAATCCTGGGGCCGGAAGCGCCCCTCCAAACCCTGCGCCACGGCCTCTACAGCCGTCCCAGAGAGCACGTTTTCAGTCACGGATGCGCCGATAGCCCGACCAGTTTGCCCCGCCTCAGCGGCCACAATAGACCCCTTCCCGGCTGCTGCCAGCGCCCGTGTCGCGGCGAATGGGGCCACCCACGAACTGACACTGGTGCCCTCGGCCAGCAAGGACAGCCCCATGCCCGACCAGAACCCACCGGCCATCACCGTACGGGTGCGCTCCTGCTCGTCTTGCCAGCGGCTCAGCACCTTGGCTGCTGCCTGTGGGCTGGTGGCTGTGCCGTAGTCCGTAATCAGGTCGCTGTCCGCTTCTGGGGGCAGGGCCTTCAGGTCAGGGCGGTAGCCGGGCTCTGGCTCAAACTCTTCCCCGAAGAGGCGGTCAACCACTCCACGCACCAGCCGGTTGTCTGTGTTACCAGCAACCGCAGCGCCGAAGCGCTCGAACGTCGTTGGGTCTGCCTCTGCTGCAAGGCGCTGCGCCGCTGCATCAGCCTCCAGGCTACGCTGCACGCGGCCAGCGTCGGAAGGGCGAAACAAGCTGGCTTGAATGCCAGCCTCCACAGCGCTTGGTGTTGGTGGTAGGCCCAACTGATTGTCGATCTGGCGGGGTGTGGGTGCTACGTAGCCGCTGCCCTCGCCACCGAGGCGGGCCGTAACCTGCTCGATATACGAGCGAGTCTCAGCGGGCAGCTTGGTTATGTCGCCGCCGGATGCCTTCCACTTGTCGGCGTTGCTCGGCCCCCAGTTGTACGCAGCCAGGGACGTGGGCAGGTCGCCGTAACGGTTAACCATGGCCTTCAGATAGTCCTGTCCAACACGGCGCATTTCTGCTGGCGACCGATCAGCAGCAGGGCGCACCCCGAAGCCTGGGTCACGGAGGGTGTTGGGCATGGTCTGCATAGCACCAAGCGCACCCTTGGGGCTAACCGCGTTGTCGCGGCCCCGGCTCTCAACGTACTCTACCGCTTGGTTCAGAATGTCGAAGTCCATAGTTAATCCTTGTTAGTCGTAAATACTCTTAGCCCCCTCTTTAGGAAGGAACGTCAGCTTGGGCCCAAACGCCAGCTTGGTCGGCGCACCGGGCGCATTCTTCTCCAGCCACCGCGCGTTCATGTCTCTTGCCGTGAACGTGTTGAATCGCGGTGTGATCCCGTCTGCCGCTACACCCATGACCACAAACTGTGGCACGGAGTCCGGCGTGTCTTGAATCTGCTGTACCCGCAGGCCGCTGTCGATGTTGACATCTGCTGCAAACGAGTTGATCGCATGCTGCATGGCCCGGCCCTGGGTGTCTGGGGCTACCCCGCCCACCTCGCGGTTCTGCTGAACCCACTGCTTAACGTCTGTAGAGGCAGCGCTGCGCGTCCAGTAGTGCCCTCCCAGCACAGTGAGGTTGGGGTTGTCCTTCTGGGCCTTGGCCACAGCTTGGTCTAATGGCATGTGCCGCGTCACCCCGGGGGCCAGCCTGCGGGCCAGCCCCGCTGGGTCGATGATTGCCACATCGTCCACCATGCCGGTTGCTTTGATGATGCCCATGACCGTGCCCGTGGTCAACTCTTTGGCGATGCTGTCAACAAACTTCTGGTCTTTGACTTCTTTGTCGGGCTCTATGGCCACCATGTACACGGCCTGCTGCTCCACTGGCGACAGGTTACGCCCGCGCACCAAGCTGTGGTACTTGGCGATTGTCTCGCTGGCGCGGCCAGCATACGTGGCAGCAACAGCCTCGCCCATGTCGCCGCCAGCTTTAATCAGCGGCAACACTGCCTGCTGGTACACTGTGTACAACTGGGTTGGGTCTGAGGTGCGGAGGCTTCCCTCGATACCAGCCTGGATGCGGTCTTGCAGGGACTTGTCGTAGACCTTGTGCTCCCACTGCAAGGCAGCGGCTAGCAGGGCCTTCTCTGGCGAGGCGGTGCGCACGCGGTCGAACACTGCCTGCTGCTCCGCTGGCTTGAGGTGTGCCATTGTGTACGGTGCCGCTGGGTTCGTGACGGCTGCTGCCGTGTCCGTCAGCCATGCTTCCTCGGCTGCTGCCTTGGCGGCCTTGCCTTGTGTGGTGGCAATCTCGCGGCGGGCTGCGTCTAGGCGGCGGCGCTCTGCGTCCCGGAATTGGACGATCTCGCGCACCGTGTGAGCTGGGCCTAGGTAGCTGCCGCTGTCGCCAGTAACCCGCGTGTACTGCTGGTTGATCTTTTGCGCAGCGGCGAGGATAGCCTCTTCGCTGGATGCTGGGTCAGTAGACAGGCTCTCGAACTCGGCGACTTGCATCACGAAGTCCATTGGCAGCTTGGTCTTGGCCTCTGCTGCCGCCTGCCGGTAGGCCCGGTTAACGTGGAATGCAGCCTCTTGGTTAAGCTGCGCCAGCTTGCCGGACTGCTTCAGCACGTCGTATGCCACGAAGTTGCCGGAGCTAACCGCCCCGACCACCGCGTCGGCCACCAGCCGGTCGTGCAGCTTGGCATCCATGCCCGGGTTGACGAAGGCATCGAGCAGGGGCAGTGCGGCCTCCAGCGTATCCGCTTGTTCCTTGGTACCGCCCTCGCGGGCAGCACGGTCTGACGCACCAAGCAGCCGGAGCTTGCCCTGAAGGTCAGCCGTAACCCCCTGCTCGACAAGCTCTTGCTTGTACCGGATGTTGGCCTTGGCCCACGACTTTATGGTGGGCGGCACCATATTGGCTACCTGCTGCTGGAACAGGGTGTCGGTTACGTTATCGCCAGTGGCTGCGTTCTTGACAGCGTTGGCCATGTAGCGGTCAAGGTCGGGGCCTTCGAGCTTGCGTAGCTCTGGCATGTCCTCTTCGATCTTGGCAGCCAACGTTGCTGCCTTTGCCGACGCTGTGTAGGCGCGGGCACCGTCTGCCACCGGAATGTCACCGAGTAGCTGAGAGTACCAGGGCTGCTCGTCAACAATTTCCTTAACGGCCTCTCCGGACTGAGCCTTGCGGAAGCCGCGCATAAACGCTTCGTCCTGCGCCTGCTGCATCTGCGGCTTGAGGATATCCCCGCCGAGGCGCACCAGTGTCTCAAACGTGGCGTTCTGCTTAGCCTCTGGAACTTGCAGCGCTTGGCTGCTCGTAGTGGCTTGGCCCTGCGCGGTAAGCTGTAGCCGCTGCCGCTGGTCGGCCTGAAGCTGCGGCACCCCGCCCATGCTACCGAGGCCGAATGTGACCGTTTGGCCCAAGCCCTCTGTGGGTGCACCGAGTGTGTTGTCTTGTGCCATACGGCCCCTTGGTTAAGTGATGAACTTGTTGTACGCGTCGGCTGCGAAGTTGAAGCCAGCGTTAAGCGTCTGTGCGTTCTGGCCCCGCAGCATGTCAGAGAAGAGGTTGCCGCCGTACACCTGCTGTGGCGCTACGTCGTTGCCGTAGTCTATCTGGTCGGTCAGTTCGCTCTGGTCGAGCGACTCCCAGCCAGAGAGCATGGTAGCCCGACGCCGCTGTGCTGCGTCGTAGTCCCCCTGCTTCAGCGACTGGTCTACAGCCTGCTGCATGCGGGACTGCCGCAGCGCTGTGGTGCTAGCAACAACGTCGGCCACGCCACCTGTAAGCCCAGAGCGCCCCGCCGCTGCCGCCTGGGCGCCGGCCTGCTCCGCGAACTTGAGTTGGCCCTCGAAGTTGTCTCGCGTCGCTGCGTCACGGCCACGCCGATAGTTAACGTCTCCAGCCTTAAGCTGTGAGCCTGCTGCATCCAGCACGCGCTGGTTGTTCACGGACTGGGTGAACCGAGCCAGTGACCCGCGCTTGGCGGCTAGCTCGTTGCGGGAGCCCCGCACCAAGTTGCTGGCGTAGGCGTTGGCCGCGTTGACGGTATTGCGGGCCTGTATGTTCGCCCGCTCGGTGATGCCCGAGCTAATGCCCATGAAGGCATTGATGCCCATCTGTACGAGTGCTGCACTCATGTTATACCCTCGGCAAGCGGTTGAATAGTTGGCCGTTCCACTCAAGCGCGGTAACGGTTAGCGGATACCATCGGCGGGCCTTGATGGTCAGGGAGTAGTCGTTGGTCTCTCGGCCAATTGGGATGCTGAACGCGCCCGTGGTCACTGGCTCCGTGCCAATCACGTTGGCTGGCAGGCCCATTGTGCGCCCACTGAACGTACCAGTAGAGGCTACGTTGTAGTACGCCAGCGCCCAGTCTGCCCCGATGCTGTTCTTAAAGGCAACGGTCATCTTGCCCACCGTGGTGCGCCCCGACAGCACCGCCTTGCCCTTAGAATCCCGCACGTACGGGTTGGTTGGGGTGAAGCTGGATTCCTGTACAGCGCCTACCATCAGCGTGCCCTCGTACCCAGAGACTGCCGCCATGTTCGGCAGCAGCGCTCCGGTGAACTTACGCACCCCGGTAGCGAATGCTACGGCCCAGGATGGCCCGCTGTTCGCGGTGATGCTGTGGCCTGGGGCGATCAGGCTGGCTGGCCGCACGCTGTCTAGGTACGGGTACCCGCTCAGCTTGGTCTCAGTCGGCACGAGGTCGGCGGACAGCAGCCAGCGCCCGTTGGCACCTTGCCGTAAGAACGTAATGACTACCCCAGCCCGCGTCACCGACATGCCGAGCACGTAGCCCAGCACCGGGTTGAACTCCCATTTGGCCCATGCGTCCATCTTGCGGGCGTCTACCTTGTCCAAGTAGGAGAACGTGAACACACCGTTGCGGTGCGCGTTGGTACGAAGGCACAGGATTGATGGCGTACCCGTGGCCACCACAATGTCAGTAGCCCCGCCGGCTAGGTAGTCGTCAAGCTGGCTCGACACCGGGTAAGACTCAGGCGACTTGTTGTTCTGCCCGGGCTGTATCTGGTGCAGGCTGGATGATACCTCCCCGCGCTTGGCGTAGAAGATGATGCCACCAGCGGACACTGGCGGGGCGTCCACGGTGCCTGCGTACGAAGACATAACTGGCATGGCCGCAGAGGTGGGGCTCAGGGTAACGTTACCCGAGATCACGTACTGCCTCCGCGTGCCGAACACTACGAGGTCTTGGTCATACAGGACGCTGTGCCGAAGCTCGTCGGACTCGCTGCCTGTTGGCAGCATTTCAAACGGGTCGTCAGCCGGGAGTGTAAGCACAGTGCTGCGGAAGAAGTTGAGGTAGTCCTCTGTGCGGCTAAGCGCCAGCACCCCGCCGCTGCCCACCAGCATACGGTTCTGGAACGTGCCGAGGTATGTGATCTGCCGCCCGACGAAGTACGGCATGGGCCCCGTGTCGTCGTCGCCTACTGTGCTGGGGCTGAACGCAGGATGGGAGCCGGGGGCTATGGTGGCGAGGTGCCCGGGGCTGGACGCAAAGCACAGCGCGTTGTTGTGCACGGTGGCGTAGAACAGCCCGCCCGTTATCGAGTGCAGCTTACCTGCTCCCTCTACCCAGGACACCTCTTGATAACCTACCGTGCCGCTGGAACCCTTGGCCACAGCCGTGAGGTAGTACGCTTCTTTGCTGGAGGCCGAGCGCACCTTGACCACCTTGCCCGGGTAGTGAATGACGCTTACCTTGTCGGCGCTGGAAATCTCGTCGGCCACTGCGCGGAACAGGGAGCCGTCCCCACCGTCGTCTACTTCGATGGACTGCACCAGCCGATCACCGAAGAAGCAGAGGTGCGAACCGATCACGGTACACCATGGGGCAACGAGGGCGTTGAGGTCAGCGGCCAGGGCCGTAGCGATGGCGGCTGGCTGGATGGCTGCGGTTGACGTGCCAATCCATGCGGTCACGGCGGCGTTGTATGCGTTAACCCGGTCGTTCACCTTCTTGGTGTACTCTGGGTCACTGGCCGCAATGTCGGACGTGCTAAGCGTGCCGGGGTAGCTGGATGCTGGGGTGGTGTACGTGGCTGTCTTGGTGCCTGCGCTTTGCGTGTGTACCGTGATCTTGTACGTACGGCTAAAGGCCCCGCCTCGTACCCAGGCCACAGCCCGGCTGTAGTTCAGCGAGGTGCCCCACTGCTCTACGGACTGCCCAGTCACTGGCGTGTTGTTGGCCGCGAGGAACAGGTACTTACCAACCGCTGTGACTGCCGAGATACCGTTGATCTCTGCGGCCTGAGCGGCTGTGTCCGCTGGGGCTAGCACGGTTGGCAGGAACAGCTTATCTGTCTTGTTGTAGCAGATAAGCGCCGGCAGCTTGCCATCACCAGCAGCCCGTGTAGACTTGCGGTAGGTGAGTAGGTACTCTTTTCCGAGGTGGGCAAAGTCCAGGCTGTGCATCTCTGCGGTGTCGGCCACGTTCGTGTTAACGTCGGTGCCAATGCCCGGGTCGAAGTCAGCCTGCCACACTGAGCCGTGTCGGCGGGCCAGCCCGTTAACTGGGTCGGACAGCATGTTGATCTGCTCTGTGTGCTGGCCCTCTGAGCGCTCTTGCGCCACTTGTTGGCTCACGCCCCGGAGGACGGAGGCATAGCTGCTGCCTGCTTTCATGTTACCACCTTGCTTGGCGCACCACGCGCTTGATGCGCTGTAGGCGCGGGTTACTGTTGAGCAGGTTGACGCCAGCCTGCCGGGTGTTCTCTGCGTGCGCCTCTGCCTTGGCCAGCCGGTACTCGGTGGTTAGCTCAGCGCGTCGATTGTTGTCGCCGTCGTAGTTGGACTGGAACTTCAGCACAGTCGCCGCAGCTACCAGCCGATTGACTACAGCGGGCAGGTCTTCTAGCGGTACGCGCCGCACTACCTCGCCAGTGACTTTCTCTGTCATGAGGTACGTGTTATTCCGAGTGTCATACAGACGGCCACCACGCTCCACCAGCCAAGGCTTGGCGTAGGTGCGGGTGAGGCTGTCTTTGCTACGCACGCCGGACTGCCACTTCAGGCAATCGCCCGGCAGGTATATCATGCCGCTTGGGTCAGGTGTCAGCGTGGTGGCGTCAGTGTTGAACCACCAGCCCGTTGCCTGAATGTCCTCAAGCTGCTTATCCAGCGTCCGCAGGATAGCACCCTTCATTTCATGGGGCTCGGCTACCGTGTTGAGCGGTACCTCACCCATAGTGGCAAGGCAGTCGTTAATAATATCCAGTTCGGTAGCCATGTTAGCTCCTTTAGTATTGGCGTTTATAGATGCAAACAGAAGCCCTCCCCGAAGGGAAGGCAACTGTTTACACCCGGTTAAGGCTTCAAGATCACACCGGCAAACTCGGCGCGGTTGGGGGTCACACCGTAGCTCAGGTGTGCGTCAACAAACCATTGCTTGGTGAGCTTATCCCAGAACACGTCGGTGACCAGAGGGATGGTCTCACCGGCCATCAAGGCGCGGGGAGAGAAGGCGGCAGCGGCCACCTTGCTGAAGTCGCCGTCGTAGGCGTTGCTGTTGTTGGCGTTGCTCAGCAAGTGACCAGTGATGGTCTGACCTGCTGGGAAGTTAGTCGAGCTAACCACGGGTACGCCGTACGCCTTCAGCAAGTGAGCTTGGATGCTCGTGCCTTCGGAGGTCTTGTAGCTACCGTCGATCAACTGCTCGTTCTGCAACAGTGCATAGAACTCAGCAGGGCGCACGGCGATCATCACATCGTCGTTGCGGGGGTCAACGTCCTTCTCTTCCATCTTGACGAACAGGTCAGCGATGGCAGCGTAGAGCTTGGCGGGGTCGAGCGAATCACCGGCAGCGGCCAGGGTTTGCTGCGAACCACCGAAGTGACCAGCGGGCTTGCCGGATGCACCAGCGCCACGGTAGGTGGACTCTGCGAACAGAGCAGCCTTGATGGCTTGGATGAAGAACGATTGGTCGGTGAACTTCGCAATCTTCTTGCCGTGCTCCATACCGATCTCCTTGCGGGAATCGTAGGAAGTCTGGAAGGTTTCCAGCAAGGGCAGCACTGCGCGGGCCAGCACCACGGTGTCCACGGTCAGCGTACGCTTGGCGAAGTCGGTGCCGGTACCATCAATGGGCATGCCGGGGGTTGCCTTCTGCAACGTGGATTCACCAACGGCGAAGTTGGTCAGCACCGAGGTGCCGCGCACGGGGCGCATAGGAATCCAACCCTGCAACGCGCTCTTGCGGGTGATGGTAGATTCAACGATGCCGGTGAACTCTTCGAGGTGATGCGCGGAGACAGAGCCGGCTTGGTTGTTCTGACCGGGGCGAACGATATTGTAGCTGTCGTTAAGTGACATGACGGCCTTTCAAGTTGGTTATGTGACGGTGTGTCACGTATTACTGGTACCGAGTATTAGCCTCGGAACGCATTTCGCCGGGCTTGCAGAGTGGCGTACTCTTGCGAACCCTCGATGCGGCCACGCAGCTTCACGTTAAGCTGCTGCACGGCGTCGGCGTAGGCTCGTGGGCTGAGCGGGCCGTTATCGGCGTTGGGGATACCACCACGGCTAGCACCGGAGGTGGCATCGCGGGGGTCAACCACAACGTTGTTAGCCCGGCTGTACGCTGACAGGAGGTACTGCACTGCGCCCTTAGCGGCAACGCCTCCTTGATTGAGCAGCCCGTTGATCTGGGCCTTCTCTTCTGGAGTGGCGTTGGCGCTGGCCCACTTCTGCACGGCCAGCCACTCTTGCTCGCCACCTGCGGCTGCGATGACAGCCTCGCGGGTCTTGGCAGCGGTGGCGGCTGCGTCGGCAGCCTTGCGCTGGTAGGCAGTCTCACCCAAGGCGACGAACTGCTCCCATCCTGCTGCACCCTTGGCAGCAAGCTCTGCCTTCAGGATGCTAAAGTCGCCTTTGGTTGCGGCGACCATTGCCGGGTGGGTATCGGAGATTCCCTGTTTGCCAATAAAGGCAAGGGCCATGTCAAGACCTACATCACCCGTTGGCTCGAACTCCACGGGGGCCGCGTCGTTGATAGCGGCTGGCGCTGGGGCAGGGACTGTGGGAGCAGCCGGGGCCTGCACCTCTGGCACGTCCAGCGTTACCGGCGTCGTGGGTGTGGTGGGTTCTGTGGGAGCTTGGTTAGCGTCTGTCGTCATGCGGGTTCCTGTGTGGCGGCGGCAATGCCACCTTGTGTTATTACGTCTTGCGCTACGGTGTCAGCTTGCATGCTGGCCTGCTTCTCTGCGAACTCTTTGTCAGTTAGCAGGAATCGGGCAAGGTCGATGTTGCGCCCTTGGCCAACGAACGCGGCGATCTCTTCCCACTTGATGCGGGCAGATAGCTCAGGTGGTACGGTGGCAATCGCCGCCATGTCCCCCATCGCTGCGCGGAAGTTTTCCAAGTCGCCGTTACGGCTCAGCGCATCCAGGCCGGTGATGATCGTAACGTCGAGGTCTGCGCCCTTGAGGTCAATGTCGATTG